CTGGTTATTTATGACCAGAAAGCCATAGACGGCATTAAATCGGACAATAAAAAAGAATTATCCTGCGCGTACAGGTATGACCCGGTATTTGAGCCGGGCACATTTGACGGGCAGAGATATGATTTCCGCATGACAAATATCCGCGGGAATCACGTTGCTCTTGTAAAAGAGGGCAGAGCAGGAAGCGACGTGGTTGTCGCTGATGGTAACTCAATTAAGAAAGGTAGAAAGATGAGTGTTAAGTTAAAAAACTTTATCAATAAACTTTCTTCAAAAAAAAGCATGGCGATGGATGAAGATTTGGAAGAGGCTTTCAAAGAAGCTATTCGCGAAGAAATCAAAGAAATCCAAGAGCCGGGCAAAAATGAGGAAGGTGTTGCCGATGACGCCGACACTACCGACAAAAACGCTTTGAAAAACGAGCTGATGGAACGCGTAAACGGCTTGTTGAAAGGGCGCGGCGAGGTTGACGGCAAGTCGGAAGAGGAATGGTACAAATGGTTCAGGGAAGCGCTTGACCGGTTGGCTTATACGGATTCCACCCGTTCGGCTGACGATTCAACGCCGCAGGCTAAAGACGCGGAGCCGGAAGACAAATCTTTTGCGGAAGGGGTAAAATACGGCGAAAAGCTGGAGAAGAACCCGGAGGAACGAAAGAAATTGGACCGCGAGCACGAATCGGAAGGAATGAAAGGCGCAATGGACGCCCAGTCAATCCGCTCGTCCATTATAAACGAGTTCAGACAGAAAAACGAAGCTGCGGCAGCGGTACGCCCGCTTATCGGTAACGTTGACGTTATGGCCTTTGACAGTGCCGAAGACATTTATGCCAAAGCGCTGGAGCTTAACGGGTATAATGTGAAAAACTATGCCCGGTCAAGTTATCGCGGCATGGTGGAAGTTCTGAAAAACGCCAAAAAGGAGCCGAATATGTCTTATGACGCGGCTGCGGTAAAAGGGCTTTTGGAAGACTTTCCTGAACTTAAAAACGTCAAGTTAGGAGACAGATAATGGCAAATATAGCTTTTCAGAAGGAAATCAACAGCCAGAAGCCGTGGGGCGTGGCCGGTGATTTTATGGATGACAACTACAACCACATGTATTCTCTGACTTTGCTTGTCAAAGAATATGAGGGAGAAGACGATGTGAAAGTTGAAGTCGGCAAATTTGTATGGGACAATGGAGACGGGACCTGTTCCGCAAAGGGAACCGGACAGCCGGCCGGCATTGTTCATCGTGTTTTGGATATTCCGATTACGGATATAGCCAACGGTGCGACAATGATTGTTCCTTCAAAATACAAGGTAGGGATTGCCGATTGCTGCAGTATTTTTATTACTGTCAGTGATACGCCTACCGTCGGCAACAAAATTTTTGTAAACAACACCACCGGGGCGATTACTAATGCAGCTCAGGGAGCAACGGTATCCGGCGCGACTGAAACGTCATTCAGGATTAAGACCCTGTGCGACAACACAGCTGCGGCCGGGATACTTGTAGGCGTATCAAACTGGGGCGAACGCATGGAGATTAACAATGCAGCAGAATAAAATCGAGGAATTAAAACAGTACGGCTTTGTCTTTAACGGCTATCAGGGTTTTATTGACAAAGCCAATCTGGCACAGATGGCGATGGATGCGTCTTTGCTTACTCCGCCCAATTCGGGTATTCCGGTAGAATATACGGCGTTTCTTGACCCGGCAATCATCCGCATTTTGAATGCGCCGCGCCGGGCGCGTAAAATTGTCGGTGAGCGCAAAATCGGCGACTGGACAACGCCGTATGTCCGCTTTACGCAGATTGAACAGACCGGTTTTGTTCAGCCTTATGACGACTATGCGGACAACGGCAAATCGGACATTAACCCGACTTTTCCGACTCGCGAAAACTATGTATTCGAAACGACGATTGAATACGGCGACCGTGAGACTGATATTGCTTCTCGTGCCAAGTTTAACCTTGTTTCCGAGAAGCAGGTGTCGGCCGCTACAACGATTGATTTGGCAATGAACCGTTTTTATTTCTACGGCGTTGCCGGCCTGCAAAACTTCGGTTTGTTGAATGACCCGAACCTTCCGAACGCACTGACGCCGGAAAACGGGGCGAGCGGGCAGAAGACCTGGCCGACCAAAACAGCCGTTGAGCGCTATAATGATATTTTGGCACTGGTAGCCGATTTGTCGGCCCGTTCCAAAGGCTATATTGACGAGAACTCCAGATTAAAACTGGTCATCAGCCCGGCAAGGTCTCCGCTGCTTTTGGGAACGAGCGACCTGATGGCGAACTCCGTCAAAGCGCTCCTGAAAGAGGGACTGCCTAATCTTGAAGTTGTCGTGGCGCCGGAAATGTCTACGGACGCAGGCGAAATGATGATGCTTTTCGCCGATGTGGTAGATGCCGACGATACCGCCAACAAGGTGGCTGATTTGGTATTTTCTGAAAAAATGAGAGCCGGACGCGTTGTTCCGTATCTGTCTCATTTCAAGCAGAAATATTCGGCAGGAACTTTCGGCGCGGTTGTTTTCCAGCCGTTTGCCGTTGCATCTATGCTTGGTATTTAGAACATATAAGGAGGCAATATGTCCAAGAAAAACAAAAGCGTACAGGGCGCTCAAAATCCTGCAAAGAATACCGTCCAGATTTCCGCCGTTGCCGCAAAGCCCGGCGGAAATTTTGTTACGGTAATGTCAAAACTTCCGACAGGGTTGGTTTTTACGACACCGGATGGAAAAAAGCACGTTATTAACGGTATGAATCAGGGGCTTCTGGTTAAAACCGAAGGCATGCTCGGCAGCTATGCGGCAACCCGTCTTGATGCCGAAGTATGGGAATATTTTGCCAAGGACCATGCCGAACAGGATTACCTGAAGAAAAAGGCGATTTTTGCCGAGGCCAAGGAAAGTAATGCCAAAGCCAAGGCCAAAGAGTTGGAAAAAGACGTCAAAACTGGCATGGAGCAGATTGACCCCAAAGACGTTCCGGGAATTGAAACCGCCGACAATACGAAAAGCAGCCAGGGAGTTACAGCCTAATGTCCGGTCAGCAGATAGTTGTTTTTGACGTGCAGGAGTTTTTAAGCCGCTATCCCGAATTTGACGGGAAGTTTACGGACGAGCAGCTGGAAAACTTTTTTAACATAGCCGAGGGCATATTGAGCAACACCGGTTTCACGCCCGTTTGTGACTATGATTTGCTTAAGACAATGCTCTATCTGCTGACGGCCCATGTCGCTTTTTTGTTCGGCCGCGGAGCAGGAACGGTAGGCAGTCTGTCATCGGCAAGCGAGGGAGCGGTTTCGGCTTCGTTTTCGGTGCCACAAAACCAACAGGCGCAATGGTTTAGCCAAAGCCAGTACGGGCTGCTTTTCTGGCAGATGTCGCTGCCCTATCGGCTGGGGCGGTATATTCCGGCTTGCGGGTGCTGAAATGGGGAAATTTGCCAATGTCAAAATTGACCTTTCCAAAGTCGTCAGAATGACTAAAGGATTGGAAAATGAGCTCAAGTCCGGCTATAAAGGGGCTAAGTGGGGCTATATTGAAGGGCAAAAACATATAAACAGCAATACGGATTTGTCTGTTATTGCGCTCAGAAACAATTTCGGCGACCCGGCAAACAAAATCCCGCCACGGCCGTTTATGTCAAATGCCGCTGTTGAAATAGGGCAGAAAGTACCCAAGATTATCAAAAAACGCGTTGAGGAGGGCGAGAGCCTGAACCGGATTGTTACCCGCATTGCCCGGGAGATGTTAACAATTGTCAAAGCTTCGTTTACAAAACATAAGTATGAGCCGAACGCTCCGATAACCATTCACGGCGGCTGGATGAGGCGCGGGGGCAAGGCTTTTTATGTTAAAGGCAAAGGAGACAAGCCTCCGCTTATCCATAGTTTTGACCTGCAAAACAGCGCTCGCGCGGGAATTGTAGACGGCAGAGGAAAAGTTATTTTACTGCCGCCGGATGGAAAAAAGGACGAAGCTTGACAACAAGTAACTTTTAATTTATCCTGACCTCACAAAGAAGTTAAGGCAAGGTTAACTCCTTTAAGGTTAGTGTAAAAATCCAGCGTTGCGCCGCTGGATTTTCTTTTATATAAGATTCGTTTTTAAAGTCAAGCTCGGGTATTCCGGGCTTTTTTTATGGGACAAAGATGGCACTCAATCTTCATGAACTGGCGGGCGATTTTTTAACCGTTGTCAATGACTGGCAGCAACTCGCTTTTATCAAAACAAGGGCGGAATGGAAGCCCGACAGTCGCGAACCCGTAACGACGACGGAAACTTTTACCGTCCGCGGAAAGATACAGCCCGCCTCTATACAGGAATTGCGGGAATTGGGGTTTAACCTGGCCGAATACCAGTATTTCAGAGTTTTTATCACCGGCACGCCGACGCAACTTGACCGGTTACGCCAGTTTGGTTCGGATATTTTCGTCTGTAACGGTTACAAATACAGGATTGTTGCCAAAGAAGCGTGGGACGATGCCGGGTGGCGTGAGGCTTATGCTTACCGAATGGAGTATCTTGATGCGGGAAAATGAGATATACGATTATCTGCAGGGAATGATGCCAACGTTGCAATTTATCAATCCTTATGCGGATAATGCGCCGCTGCCGCCGCCCGGAACGAATTTTGCAACCATGAATATTATGCCTGTTTCGTCGATTGGGTGGAGCCAACAGCGGCAAAAGAGCTACGATGCGGAAACGGGCATTGCAACTCTTTATCAGGATATAGAGCGCGTTTACCGGATACAGTTTGATTTTTACGGGCCGGACGCTTTTTATAACGCCGAAGTGTTTCAGCATACGCTTCAGGTTAATTTGGTCAGGCCGCGAGGGGCACTGATGGATTTGAAAAAGACGGGAGACATCCGCAACCTTTCGTTTTTGCAGGAAAACAAAGCCTATATGCGGCGTTACAGTTTTGATACGGAAGTTTTTATCGTTGATACGATAGAAACAAAGACAAACGTTATTGAAACCGCAACCGTCAAAATTATTAACAGGGGAAACAATTTTTAACTAATTTTTTTGAGGATAAAGACCATGAGTTTACCTTTTTCCAAATTTGTGCCGATTTCAGCATCGGTTCAGTCTCCGTCGTTTACGGTGGAGAAAAAGCACATGCTGTTGGCCATAAACAATACGCTTATTCCGACAAGTTCGGCTTATCTTGAGTTTTCGGGGGGTTCCGCCGTTGCCGCTTTCGGCGCTTATTTCGGCAAGAATATTCCCGAATATGCTGAAGTGCAGAAGTATTTCGGATATTTGAGCAAAACAGGAACCAGCCCGGACAAGCTGGTTGTTGCGCGCTGGTACAAAGAAGCCGCAGCCCCGTTTATCAAAGGAACATCATCTGTTGCAGAGCTTTCAGAATTAAAAGAGGTCAGCGAGGGAAGTTTTAATGTTTCATTTGACGGCACGGAATTTCTGGTAGTGGTTGACCTGAGTTCGGCCAACAGCTATTCGGATATTGCGACAACAATCCGCAATGCGATTATTGCTAATTCTTCTGCGGGCGATATGTTTGGCAATGCCACGGTTGAGTACATTTCTATAACCGGAGGATTTATCATTACGGCCGGCGAGACAGGAAAAGGCCATACCGTCGGGGCGGTAACCGCCGGGACAACCGGAACGGATTTGAGCGCCATGCTGGGGTTGAATGATGCCGTGCTGTCTCAAGGCGCCGATGCGGAAACTTTTGCCGAATTTTGCGACCGTCTGCTAAACGCCAATTCCTCCGGCTATTCCATTACGACGCTGGAAAATTTGGAACAGGCAGATATTGAAGCGGCTGTACAATGGCTGCAGGGGAGTATCGGCGAACAGACGATTTATTCCCTTGTGCGCCTTGTTTTTAACTTTACGGACAAAGAAACGTTTAAAACCGTACAAGAGGCGTTGATTGAAAAGGGATATACGGGATATGTTGCCTGTGTTGACCTGAATTCGGAAAACATCAATATTCTGGATTGTGCAATATGTGCAACGATTGATTTTGAAACGGCCAACGGCACAATCAATTTTAACTTTCAGCCGGCAACAGGCTATACCCCGATTACCAAGCTCGGCACGGTGGTAGATTATCAGCAGGGGCAGACCAATCTGGGGTTGGCTGAGGAATTGGACAATCTTTACGGTTCTTATATTTACTCCGTCGGTTTCGGTTCGCAGGAACAGGTTTTGTACGGCATGGGGCTGATGGCGGGTGATTTCGGCACGGAAGACGTGCAGGTCAACGAATCATGGCTGGAAAAAGACACGCAGACGCGGATTATGAATGGATTTATCGCTTTGAATAAACTGAAGCTACAGGGAACGGATGCCAAGGAATTTCTGAGTACAATGATTGCGCCTTCGTACGAAAAAGGCAAGACCAACGGAACGATTGCGCAAGACGGTACGGTTTCGGAAGCGGACCGTAACAGTATTTATCAGGCCATGGGCGTAGCGGGAGCTGCGGATTCTGTAGAGCAGAACGGTTATTATTTTCAAATAGAAGACCTGAGCGATGAGGATATCAGGCTTAAGCGGGCGAGGGTCAAAGCGGCCTATCTGTGCGGCGGCGTGATTAACAAGGTCAGAATCAGCAATACATTATATGGAGCGTAACAATGATAAATCAGGATATTTCAACGAACAAAACCGGGTTTCAAAACCTTGAATATTCATTAACAGCATTGCCGGTTTTGGCATATTTGAAGCTTGACGGCATTGCCGAAGACGGCGTGCAATGGGAGCGCCCGCAGCCTTCTGTTTTGGAAAAAGGGGCAGACGGCAAGGCGAAAGTGGTGCAGAAACCGGTAGTTTATGCCTGTACGATTGCGCTGATGCCCAATTCCAACTCCCGTCTGGCACTCGACAACCTGTGCGACGCAACGCAGGCAAAATATGGCAGACGCCTTGTAGACTATGCCATGGTTTTTAATGTGTCCAACTATACGACAGGAGTTAAAACGGTATATTCGGGCGGGACAATTGAAGAATATGACGGCGGCGATTCCGCAACCAGAGACGACGGGCAGGGAAACAAAGTTTACCGTTTGTCTTTTGCCGACCGTATTTCAATGCCTTTGTAAAATTAAAAGGAGGCCTTAATGCAAAAAGTAGTCAAAATTGAAATAAAAGATATGGACAAGGCGTTAAAGTTTAATATCCGCCTGTTTAACGCCATGGAAGGACTTGATTTTATTGATAAGAGGATTGCCGAAAAATCCCGTTCGATAAAGGAGTGCCTTAAAGATTTGCTGCCGCTTGCGACCCTTATGGATTCAAGCGGCACAAATCCTGTTGCCGAGATGAGCCTTGAAAACTCAGCCTCATATTTTGAAAGTCCTCTTGCGCCGATAGAACTGGGAATTAAAATTCTTGAGCATCAAATGGTTTTTATGAAAAGCTCCGAAATATTCCGTCCGTACGTCAGTATTCTCGAAAAGATGTATCGTTTGCCGATTTCGGAGAGTCAAACCTCATCTTCAACATTCTCACTCCCGAAATAAGCGTAACAGATTTAAATCGTATAGATTTGGGCGACCTGTATTTATGCAACCTCGCCCAATATGTCCGGGTTCAAAATGAATATGCGGCGTATAACCGCGCCAGAGACAAGGCAAAATAAATGTTTTCCGATGCCGTTATAAATTTCTTCATCAATTCCAAGGAAGCCGAAAGGACGCTTGACAAACTTACCAAAAAGTTTGAAAACGCCGGTGATTCTATGGCCAACAGCCTGCTTTCCAAGCTGGGGGCCATTACCGCCGGGGCGCTCGGCATAAAAGGGCTGACCGAAGTTTATAACGAAATGAAGCAGATTATCCATCTTGCCGAATTATGGAATATGCCGATTGAGAAGCTGCATCAGTTTGTCAATATGTTTCAGCTTTTCGGGGGGACGGTGGACGATGCCGTGTCTTCCGTCGACCGTTTGCAAAATTTGCAGAAGGCCTTAATCAACGAATCTTCCGGGGAGTTAAAGGAACTTTCCGCCCGTTTGGGGGTAAATCTGGTCGGCCAGGATTATCTGGGCGCGATAGAGCTTATCCGGTCGCGTTTTAACGCTTTGACCGATTACGGCCAAAAAATGGTTCTTGATGCTTTGGGCGGAGATGAAAACAATGCGCTAATTCGCATGCTTCGCGCCGGTCCAAACGAGTTTATGGGAAAGTGGAACGAAGCCGGGAGCTTTACGCTTCTGACCGAACAGACGAAAAGGGATTTTATCGAAATTGAACAAAATATCGGGAAGATTCAGGTTGCGCTTAATTCCATCGGTTTGGAAATGTTGCAAGGTCTGGCACCGGCAATCAAGGGTTTTTCTGACAGTCTGGCCGATTTTGCGAGGGACACGGAGACACGCGATAAAATTGCCGATATTGTTAAGCTTTTTGCAGCTTATAAGGCGTCAGTGCTTTCGCTTCGCATTGCAATAGGTCTGCTGCTGCGCCCGTTTGCCTTGTTGGGAATTGCCGCAGGGCTGGTTTATATCAACTGGGACAAACTGCAAAAACCTTTTAATGACTTTTTGGCTAAAAATCCGGAATTAAACAAAGCGTTTGACGATTTGGCAGAATTAGCCAAAGCTTTTGCCGATGCCCTTGCTTCGGGCGATTGGCAGACTTTTTTCGACAGGATTGACAATACGATTAAGAAGTATGAAACGCTGAAAGACCTGTTAGACATCATTGCCAAAAGCGGAAAATTTATTCTTTCAGGTTTTGGACTGGCTGAGCCGGATGACAATGATGTTTTGACTTATGATAAGGCGATGGGACGGTTATCCGACAGGATTGACGCTTTAGGAGATTGGATTTTGGAAAAAACCGGGTTAAAAACGTATATAAAACCGGGGGCCGAATGGTTTGGGGAAGGCATAAGGGGCGCAAGCCCTATGGATACAGGACGCCCTTATCTGCCGTATTTTTCCGAGCCAAATCAAAATACGGCATATTACGACAACCGTACATATACTTTTAACAATCCGAGCGAGAGGCAGATACAGCTGGCAACACAGCGGGAAAGCGTCTTATATCAGAATACGCGCGGCAATCGCAGCGGCGCATTTAACTACAGAAGCGGGAGCGTCTCATGATTTTGAGCATTGCAAATGATATCTGGCAAAGATTAAACAATTATACCTACGGAATAAAGTCGGCTAACAGCGATAATGTCTGGCTGGAATTTGATACGATAGACGAATGCCAGTTTCACGGTTCAGCGACAGTTACCAAGTATCCGCTGGAAAACAATACTTACTATACCGATTACAAATACTCGAACCCCGATGACTTGATGCTTAAGGGGGCGATTTCGGTCAATTCGCTGATAAGATTTGGCGATGCCGAATACAACCTTGACGGTATAACCAACAAGACATCGCTTGTGGAACTTATTCGCAATCAGTGTTCAGAGCTTTGCAGAAATATGATTTTGCTGGATATTCAGACCCGCAATTCAGGCTTGAGAAAAAACTTTACCATGAACGATTTTGTCATTAACGAAACGCCGGGCAACTATAATATGCTTGAGGTAGATATGATTTTTACCGAGGTCTTGCTTTTGACTGCAGAGGGAACAATGCTGCGCAATGTTGCCGACAGCAATATGCAAAAAGCGGGTATTGTTGAAACCCGCGACGTTAATCTGGGAAGGTGGTGGATGTAATGCAAACGGCAATCAACCTTATCCAAACGCCGGTTCAGGAACTTTCGGCAACAATTACCGATGCGGCAGGCTATCGGCGGATTGTCGGCATCAGCCTCAGAACGATGAAAGACGGCAGCCTTATTGCCGACATTACTGTTGACGGCGAGGTACAGAGGTATGGTGTCAGATGTATAGACAAGATGCCGCTGTTGCTGAACAATGCATTAAAAGGAAATTTGTATTTTTATGACACTTTGGGCAATACAGACCCCGTCTACAGCGGGTTTAATGACAGATACCTGCTTATTTTTGATACGGAATACAGTTTGGTGTAAGGAGAAAACATGAAAACATATATTGAAAACCCCAAACGCTGGGAAAGCTTTGTCATGACCAAAGAAAATCTGCTTAACGGAAATGCGACACATAGTGCGAAGGCTTTTCAGGACTTGATGGAAAGATTTAACGCCTGGGCGCAAAATAATGGTTATGGCATTATATATAATGAACAAATCGGCTATCATGCCGTTAAAAAAGCAAATTATACCGATGGTGCTGTTGTAGCGGACTTACCGGTTCCGGGGTTCAAGCTCGCAAAGCCTGCTGATAAACTTAGAATAGCAAACGAAGATATTAAAAGGCAACGCTCCGCCCTTATGATTGAAGAGGCCGACCCGCTTAAATACGACTACGAAGAAGCTCTCGCAAAGGGGAATAAGAACGCAGAGGCGCTGAAAAAGCTCTGGCTTGCAAAGAAAGACGAAATCAGAAAAAAACTGCCTTATCTGACAGAAGATGAATAATATCTGGGACATTCCGAAGCGGTACCTGCGCCTTTCCATTTACAGGAAAAGCAGCCCGGAGCAGCTTTTGACCCAATTGACTGAAGATGCGGATGTTGAGTTTAATACCTCGGCAGCAGTGACGGGGGCATTGAACGAAGCCAATATAATTATCGGCGGCCTGAAAAAAGAAACGATGTTTTTTTTGGCGACGTCGGCAACACCGTGGTTAAAGAACTGGGTGCAGGCGCGGATTGTGCTGGAGGCCGGATATTATAACCGCCATGCACGCATTTTTGACGGAGTGGCAATGGATGCCGTTATGGATATGGAAACGGCTGACGGGAAAGTTTTGATTAAAGCTATGTCCATGTTTGAAGAACAAACAGAAACCAAAAGCTATACGTTTGAAGGGGAAGTTTCGGTTAATCAGATAGCCTCAAATTTTGCCTCCGATTTGGGGCTGCCTCTTGTTTCGGAGATTTCAGACGATTTTAAAGTCAGCAATTATGCACTCAGAAACGAATCGACAATCCAGAACCTGCGCAGCCTTGCTGACCAGACCGGACTTGAAATTTATATGCATAACGGGCGGGTGTATATTAAGGAGCCGGGCGGACCGCTGGAGAATATCCCGGCTTTAACATTTGGCTCGAAGGATATTGTCGGTGTTCCGCAGCCGACGCCTTTAGGGGCTGATGTCAATGTCCGTATGACGACCGAACCGGTGACCGGGCAGCAAATTATTGTTGATTCGCTCAAATTTCCGCAAATTAAACAAGCCAAACTTCAGTTGCAGACTTTGCGGCATATCGGAAAAACCCGGGGAACGCAATGGTACACGCAGCTGGTTTTGCGCGGTAAAGATTTTGGATGGTACAAATGAAAAATATTCCCCAGTTTAATCCGGCAGATATTTCCAGCGAATATGCACTTTTAAACGCGATTATCAAAGATTATCTGGCAAAGAACTTAGCAACCGTACAACCGGTACAGGTTATTAAAGTTTATGAAGATAACGGCTTTTTAGATGTTTCGCCGCTGATAGAAGTTGAGGATACATCGGGAAACCTGCTTGCGATTGGCACCAAAGACACGATTTATTCCGTTCCCATAATCCAGCATTTTGGCAACAACTGCCAGATAACGATAGCCCCGGGCGTCGGGGATATCGGATTTCTGTTAGCGTCAAAGTATGATTTGTCAAATTATAAAAAGACGAAGAAAACGGCTGCTGCCGGTTCGTATCGGCAGTTTAACTGGGCGGACGGCGTATTTTTGCCGCTGACGTTCAATCAGACAGGAGCGGGAGTTATTTTGCGCAACAACCAAACGCAGATCGACCTGCAGGACGGCCGAATCAACATTACCGGCGACGCTTTGGTTATAAACTGCAAAACCGCCGAGGTTAATGCCGAAACTTCGGCAACGGTCAATTCTCCTGCGGTTAATCTTGGTGGCGAGGGCGGTCAGGGTGTTGCAAGATTGGGAGATGCCGTGGAGGTTAACGTAACATCCGGTTCTTCTGCCGGGACATGGAGCGGTACGATTACGGCAGCGAGTTCCATTGTCAAAGCTAAGTGAGGAGGCTATGGAAAGTTTAAAGATTGATGCAGACAATAATCTGGTTTTGACGCAGGGAAATCTGGCAATAGCTGCAGGTGTTGATGCTTGTGCGCAGGATACAAGGACACGCATCGGTTTTGCCAGAGGGGAAAATCCATACGATACGGCAGCCGGTACGGATTATTTCAGCAACATATTAGGCAAAATGGGCGGCACCGACTATATTCGCGAACAAATCCGTTCCCGCATTATGGACAACAGTGAAATCACCCAGATAAACAACCTTTCGCTAACCTACGAGGGCGGAACTTTAAATTTGGCGGTGAAAATTTCAACTATTTATGGGAATATCAGCTTATGAATACTCTTTTCAGCGTAACGAGCGACGGCGTTATTACTGTTGACACGTCGAAAATTAAAGAATCTTTTCAGGAGGCGTATAAAGGCGCTTTGGGTAGTGATTTGAACCTTGAAGACAGCACCGTTCAGGGGCAGCTCATCCTTAACGATACGGAAAATCTGACAACGACAATGAACGAGGTTGTGACCATGGCCAACTCTTTTTCCGTCTATACGGCAAAAGGAAAGGCACTGGATGTCGCCGCAGCCTATTTTGGCTATTATCGCAAAAGCGGCCGGAAGACGGTCGTGTCTGCGACCTTAACCGGAGCTGTCGGGACGATTATCCCCGCCGGTTCTATTGCATCAAACGGCGAAAATGAATTTGTATCGTTAAATAAAGTGACGATACCGCAGAGTGGGAGCATAACAGTTCAGTTTCAGGCAAAAGATATCGGTGCAATAAACTGTGCGGCGGGAACACTGACTACGATTGTAACGCCGGTTACAGGTTGGGACAGCGTAAATAACGAATTGGGCGGTATTGTCGGCGCGTTAGAGGAAAATGACAATATTTTTCGACAGAGGATAACAGCTAATTGGCTGAATATCCGGGCAAAGACCATTTTAGGGGCGTTGATTGACAATGTGGCACAATTGGCTGATGTCGTAAGCGTTTTGGGGCGAGAAAATTATACCGATGAAAGTATTAAGATTGATGATGAAACTCTGGCGCCTCATTCGGTTTATCTTTGCGTTTTAGGCGGTAAAGATGCAGATATTGCGGAAATTATGGCTAAATTTAAAACCGTCGGTGCGGGCGTTAACGGTGATACTGATATTTCATATTATGACGAAGTGGCTAAATTTACTTATGATTATAAAATTCGCCGTCCTACTTTCAGACCAATAACAATCAAAGTCACCTACAGTGAGAATAGCTATACCCCGGCAGATGTAGAAGATATTATTGAAAACATCCTGACACAATACATTGCCGATAATCCGTTTCAAATCGGACAAGTTATTTCGTCGGTCGTCTTGTCGCAGGCGTTGGACAGTTTTAATCAGGCAGACCTTTTAAATCTGCAGGTAGCGAATGGCCCGAATTATGTAGATTATTTGCAAATGCAGATTGATGATGTTGGTGTTCTGCACGAAATCGTATTTGAAAAGGTGAGCTGATGTTTAAAGAAGTCGCATTAGACATACTGCAAAAACAATACGGTTACACCAATGTTTCAGATTTAATGATAAAGCGTGCCGCCGTATGGGACAATTATCTCGGAGATGTATCCGAACGTTTTATTACGGAAATTCTGGATTACAATACCTGTATACCCGAAGCCCTTGACTTTATTTGGGGGCGTATGCTGAAAGTTACCCGGACTTTTGCCGGCGCGGACGGAGAAAACTTTACCTTAACTGATGACCAGTTCCGGGAAATAATTAAAATTCGGGCATTCGGCACAATCTGGGATGGAAGCGTTTATAAAATGAACCGTTTTTTGCAGGATTTGTTTAAAAACCGGGGAACAGCCTACGTTCAGGACAGTCTGGATATGAAATATGAAATTTTTGTTTTTGACTTTATGCTTGAGCCATGGGAGGAATATCTTTTTTTATATAAAGATATTTTGCCGCGTCCGGCCGGAGTAGGCATAGCAATTTACAACTTGTTTGCCGATTCAACGTTTGGGTTTGAGGGAACGGAATTTCAACCGTTTAATCAAGGCGTTTTGTGGAACGGGCAGTTAATGAAAGGGTAAAAGATGAAAGCAGCTGATTTTGAATTGCCGCAAGTTTTGGCGGGTGCTTTTGCATATAATGGCGAACGCAACGAGATTGCCGAAGATGCAACCGGAAATTATCTTGCATCGTTGGAGCAAGGGTTTCCTCCGATAACCATGCAACCTAAATCTTCAGGAGGCACGCCGCCGGACGGCAAGGACTTTAACGGGCTCGGCTATTTGCTGAGCCAGTTTTATTTTTTTGTGCAAAATGGCGGCAGCTATACATTTAATACGGACGTTTCCGCCAAAATCGGAGGATATCCGAAAGGAAGCCGCTTGTGGTACACGTCGGAGACCGGCGACGTAATGCTTTTGGAGTCGGCAGTAGACGACAACTCTTTTAATTTTAATGCAGACCCGTCAGTTATCGGCACGCAGTGGAAAGAAGTTATTCCGACCAAATCCTATATCGATGCGGCGATTGCTGCCGCAACGGTCGGTAAATTTATGCAACTTACTGGAAATGCAAATGAAACGGCGACCGGAATTAAAACATTTACAGGCAATAGCGGGGAAGCCGATGCGGTTGTACTTTCGGGTAACGATACAGACCCGCTGCTTGGGAAAAAACTGGTTTTAGAAAACAAGCGCCGTCAAACCGGTTCCGGCAGTTCCGGCGATATGAATGCCATATCTTTTCGGGCATCTGACGGGCAATATGCGGCAATAACAGCCGGGATAAACGGAAATGTACCATATTTAGGCTTTACATTGGGAAACTCTGCGCCTCTTATGCTGTATTCCAATGCGGTTAACCTGTTTCAGCCGACAAACATAACATTAAGCAGCGGGGGGCGCTTTTTGACGGGAAGTGTTTCGTCTATTACGCCTAAAGCATATTTGGAGATAGGTTCCGAAAGCATCGGACAAACTGCAACATGGGGATTGACCAGCGGTTCTGGCGTACAGACTTTTGATACCGGCATCCGCTTTGTCCGCTCGACGGCAATGACGGGGTGGATTGAGTTATATCAGAAGGGAGCTCCAAATTATTTTCCCGGCGGACAATCTGCTTTTTCTTTTGATATTGCAGACAGCGATAGTTCATACAAAATCGCATACACTAAATGGGTAAAGCGCCAGATTGACCGGAAACTGGAATACAACAAAGCGCAGAAAATTGCATCCGGTTTTGTTGCGCCCGCTCCGGGATGGGTTTTTGTAACCGGAAATACGGTGGGTGGAAGCATCAATCTTTATATTAACAATGTTTTGATTGCAACAGCCAGCGGCAACGGTTACAATAAAGACAATTCGACAATGTTGGCGCAAATTAAGGTTACAACCGGAGATTCAATCATATTTACCAACAGTCCGAATGTCTTATATGTCCCGTTTGAGGCGGGAACATCCGCTTACAATGATGACGAATACAATACAGAAATAGAGACAATAGTTAATGAAATTAACGGGGAGGTTGTCTAATGGGGACATTGGTTGAAAAACTGGATTATTTGGAGCAAACAAAAAAAGATATTCAACAGGCTATAATTGCCAAAGGAGTAGAGGTTGGCAATGACGTCACTTTTCGGGATTATGCGACAAAAGTTTCGGCTATTTCCAGCGGAGGCGGCGGCGAAACGGTTTTTGCGGTAAACAATACGGGCGCGGCGGTAACAAAGGGGACGAAAGCGCTGCTAAACAGCCACCAGCGAGAAACGACGGCAACGGCAGAAAAGCTGATTAACTCAAACACGGGAAGTGTAATGTATTTTCCTTTTTGCAAAGGAAACGACGTTTATGCTTTTTTCTCAAACCGTCTGTACAGCCTGACCTACACGCCGGAATCCGGCAGCTGGGCGGCGACAAACCTTGATATTGCCGGCGTGAGCGGAAAGTTTATTGACTTTATTGACGGTGACATCTGCTCTGCGGTGCAGGAAAGGCTTATACGTTACACGGTAAATACGCAGTCGATTTATCCGCACGGCATTATCAATCCGGCGGCGTATTATATCGGGCAGTACAACGGGGAAGGGCGGTGTCTGGCCTGTATCGACAGCCGCTTGGTTTTGACGACATACGATTTTGCCACGGATACAATCGGGACGGAAGTGCTGTGCGATATCCGGGCGGGCTGGACAAGCAACACTGGTTCGCAGAGCGGGCGCATCATTCGTCTGGACAACAAAGTGCTGGTCTGGTTCACTGACACGGTTTACATTCTTGATTTGACGACAAATTCGGTTATCGGGACGACGGCGAATATTGAAGACGTTGCGTATGCGACAGGGTGCGAACCCGGCGACTATGTTTTTGTGCATGTCGTAAGCGCGGGATTTGGAAACGGTGCAACGATGACGGTTTATAAAATTGATGAGAATTATCAGCTGGTTGCCGATACGCCGGGGATTTTGCTGCCGTGGACGTCGGTCAACGTGAAGATGTTTTATAACGCATCGACAGGCGTTTTAAATATAGGAACGGCGGAGATGTTCGTTATGTTCCAGTTTAATCAGGAGAGCAAGACTTTTGCCAGCATTGCCGCAGACGTGTTGCCGCCGAGCGACAAAGCGGACGGATACTTTATGACGTTTGACATCACCGCAGACCGGACGAAAGCGGCGATGTGCTATTACACGAGCAGAAATTATCTGAACGCATACAACCTTTCAAACGCTTCCGATGCGGTTTATGCCGACCCGGTGGATTTGTTCCATTTTTACCCGGATAATTCGGTAACCGGGTTTGCCACCGGGGCAACGGACGAAACGGGAAAATATGAGTTTAAGACAGTAACGGGAGCATAACAATGAGCGATACGGTAAAGCAAAAAGTTATCGAAAAATTGACCAGAAGGCAGCTGTTTATCATCTGCCTTTTTTTAATCCTCTGCGGCTGTGTGGTCGGCGTAGCGGCGGCAATTTATGCGCCCGGAGCATTGGCGGCAATTTGGGGGGCATTATGATGAGCTGGGAAGGAATGTGCGCCATTGCGGCGATTGCCGGGGTGGCGATGAACTTTATCCGTTTCGGCAAATGGCAAGGGGCGATTGAGGCGAAAGTTGATGTATTGGAGCGGGAATCTGCGGCGGCAATAAACAGGTTTGACGTGGTGGGCAAAAGGCTGGAGGAAAACAGCAAGCTTCTGGCCGAGCTTAATGCCAAGCTGGGGATTTTGCTTGATGAACATTATCAGAGGGGGAATCATGGCTGAAGACTGGGAAATGCGGCGGCTGGAGTTTCACGAAGGCTGTAGGCTCATGCCGTATCGTTGTCCGGCGGGGAAATTAACCATCGGCATCGGGCGGTGCATCGATACAAATCCGTTCACCAAAGAAGAGCTGCAAGCCGTGGGCGACTGGAAACACGGAATTACCAAAAATGCCGCGCTGATGCTTTTGCGGAATGATATTGACCGCTGCAAAAATGAGCTGTCGGGGTTGGATTTTTATGCCAAGCTTGATTTGGAGCGAAAATACGCTTTGCTTGATATGTGCTTTCAACTTGGTTTTAAGGGGCTGTGCGGGTTCAAGAAAATGCTCGAAGCGATACGTTGGGGCAAGTGGCAAACAGCGGCAGAAGAGTGCCTGAACTCGGACTATGCGCGGCAGACACCGGCACGGGCGAAACGGATTGCAAGGCTGATTAAAGAGGGGATTTGGCTGAGGGAATGATTCAATCTGTTGATAAGACATTAAAATATTTGAGCAACATTTTTAAAGGTGTAAAAACAATAAAGAGCCAAGTTGCAGCTTGACTCTTTTATTTCTTCAACCCAGAAGGAAGTTGGCATATAACTTCATCCTGCGTTTGGAGTATAGCAGAATCCGTTTTAATTGTCAAGCACAAAAAAGTGGATTCGCAGTCGGCTTCCTTCGCATTAGCGAAAGGAGGTTTCCAAATGGTGAAAATCATAGAAATTATGATTATCATTTTGGAGCTGTTACTTGCAATAATTAAGTAACGGCAGAGCGGAAGTCAAGCGGCTTCCGCTTTTTTGTTGCAAAAAGTGTGATGAAACGGCGGATTTTGATGGGAAAAAGTGTGTAATGACTAAATTTTTAACGTACGCCGTGGCGGGGCTGCTGCTGGCGCTGTATATAGCGATAAGCTTATACATTGAACGGGGCAGGGAGATTGCGGCATTGCAGGGCGAAAAGAGTGCCCTGTTGGGGAAAACATCATTTTTGGAGGCGGAAATTGCGAAACGAGATGAAAAGGCGTTGGACGCCGATAAGCGACTGCAAGCGTTGGAAAATGCAGCAGAGGCGGAGAAGGACAAGGGCGGTTTTGATTGGGACAGCCCTTTGCCTGCTGATACTGTTACTTTGCGGCTGCGCGAGGACTGAATATGTTTACGTCGAGGCACCGCGTGAGCCGATAACGTGCCACCGGCACATGAAGACGTTTTTGGATATGGCGAAGTGTCTTGAGGTGTACAAGGCGAAGTATTAG